TGGGTGGACTGAAGACACTGTTTATTCCATGGATCAACAAAGAAAATGAGGAAAGCACTTTTAAATTTATTAAAAATACAAATTGCAAGTGCGCGATGGGGCACCTTGAGCTCAACGGATTTAGAGCTCATAGAGGATGCGTCATGGATCATGGTCACGCAGGCGAATTATATTCAGAGTTCACCAAGGTCTTCTCCGGTCACTATCACACTCGATCGGATGATGGACGAATCTATTACTTGGGCAATCCCTATGAGATGTTCTGGAATGATGTTGATGACCAAAGAGGATTTGCAATCTTTGATACAGAAACTCTTGAACATTTTCATGTAAATAATCCATACAGGATTTTTTATAATGTTTATTATGATGACACTCCCCATCAGTTATTTGATGTAAGTGAATATGAAAATAAAATCATTAAAGTAATTGTTCGCAAAAAAACAAGCACTAAAGACTTTGAAAAGTTTATTGACAAGCTCTATTCTTCAGGAGTAGCAGAATTAAAGATTGTTGAAAACTTTAATTTTGGTGGATGGTATGGTGAAGAAGATTTTAATCCTCTTGAATCTGAAGATACTATTTCTATATTAAATAGGTATATTGGAGAAGCAGAGATTAATCTTGATAAATCTTTAGTTCAAAAAATCATGCAAGAAATTTATCAAGAGGCATGTGAGTTAGTGTAATGTACATCTTAGCAGTAGATGGGAAAGGAGTGTATTCTGTACAAAACGAAGATGGTAATCAAGTGCTTTACATCTTTGAAGAGAGAGATGATGTGGACAGATATGCTATGATGCTAGAAGAAGATGGATCTCCTGAAATGAGTATCACTGAAGTTGAAGATGATGCTATGATAGCAGTCTGTGAAACTCAAGGATATGAATATACAGTTATAACAAAAAACGATATTGTGGTTCCTCCTGTAACAACTGATCATGATTTTATTTGAAAACGTTCGTTGGAAAAACTTTCTTTCCACCGGCAATCAATATACTGAAGTTAATTTCCAAAAAAAGGCCACTACATTAATTGTGGGTTCAAATGGATCTGGTAAGAGCACAGTTCTTGATGCTTTGACCTTTTCTTTGTTCGGAAAACCTTTTCGTAAAATCAACAAACCTCAGTTAATAAACTCTACAAATGAAAAGGATTGTAGTGTAGAAGTTTGTTTTTCCATTAGTAATACGAATTGGAAAATTGTTCGTGGAATAAAACCAAACGTATTTGAGATTTGGAAAAATAACTGTTTGATGGATCAGTTTGCTTCGGCCATAGACCAGCAAAAATGGTTGGAGCAGAATGTTATTAAAATGAATTATAAGTCATTTACTCAGATTGTTATTCTGGGTAGTAGTGCCTTTGTTCCTTTTATGCAACTGTCTACTAATAATCGTAGAGAAGTAATTGAAGATCTTTTGGACATTAAGATTTTCTCTTCGATGAACAGTATTCTTAAAGACAGAATTCGTCGAGAAAAGGAAGAAGTTAGAACTCTTGATTTGAAGAAAGAATCTCTTAGTGACAAAGTTGAGATGCAAAGTAACTTCATTGATGAGATTGAAAAGCGCGGTAAGAAAAATATCGAAGATAGAAAAAATAAAATTTCAAACTTAGATGAAGAGATTCTTTTATACATGAAAGAGAACTCTTTTACTGAGGAAGATATTTTTAAGTGTACCAAAGAACAAGAGTGTGTTACTGAAGCTACAGAGAAGTTGAAGAAGTTAGGTAATCTAAAAGGTAAGATCTCTCAAAAAGTATTAACCATTACTAAGGAGTATAAATTTTTTAAAGAAAATTCGGTCTGCCCTACCTGCACACAACCAATTGAGGAAGACTTTAGAATAAATAAAATTGACGACGCACAAAATAGAGCCCAAGAGTTGCAATCTGGTTATAAAGAACTAGAAGAAGCAATTAAAAACGAACAAGAGCGAGAGCGTCAATTTACTGCCCTATCGAAGGAGATTACTAAACTCAATAATGGCATTTCTCAAAACAATACTCGGATATCTGGATGTCAACGACAGATCAGAGATCTGGAATCGGAAATTCAAAGAGTTGCCGATAACCTTGCAAATAGAAATACTGAACATGAGAAACTAGAAACCTTCAAGGACAATTTAAAAACTACATATGACGAATTAGCTTCAAAAAAAGACACAATTAACTACTACGATTTTTCTTATAGTCTACTCAAGGACGGTGGAGTTAAATCTAAAATCATCAAGAAGTACTTACCGCTGATCAATCAGCAAGTAAACCGTTATCTACAGATGATGGACTTCTACATAAACTTTACTCTTGATGAAGAGTTTAACGAAACCGTTCAATCACCTATACATGAAGACTTTTCATATGCTTCTTTTAGTGAAGGTGAGAAACAGAGAATTGACCTAGCACTTCTATTCACTTGGAGAGAAGTTGCAAAATTTAAAAACTCTGTTTCTACAAATCTTATGATTTTGGATGAAGTATTTGATAGTTCACTTGATGGTCAAGGGACAGAAGAATTCTTAAAAATTATTCGGTTCGTAGTTAAGGATGCAAATATATTCGTCATCTCTCACAAGAGTGGGATGGATGACCGATTTGAAGACGTGATACGATTTGAAAAAATTAAAGGATTCAGTAGGATGGCAACATGAAAGTATTAGTCACTATACACTGTTTCAACCGATGACAACGCCTAACTGGCAACATCACTCCAAGAAGGAGCAGAAAAGAAAACTAAAACCACAAGCGATGAGAGCTAGGCGTGAAGCACTGCGCCAGTTTAAAAAGCAGCACATGGGTCGTCGTAAAGGCGACCTTTTGTCGTATTGTGGCTATATACCGAACAGAACCCATGGCAGTCTCTCACGAAATCAAATCCCAACTTGCCAAACTGCTTGCTACTGAGGATCTGGTGGTTGAGCACAAAAAAGTTAAGACTGCTCAGTTCAACGTACATACTCGTGTGTTGACTCTTCCTATGTGGGAGAAGGCAAGCAATACTGTATATGATCTTTTGGTTGGACATGAAGTTGGCCATGCACTCTACACACCCGATGAGGATCCTCCGAAAGGAGTTCCCCACCAGTTTGTGAATGTTGTTGAGGACTGTCGTATTGAAAAATTGATGAAGCGTAGGTATATGGGTCTTGCTAAGACTTTCTTTCGTGGTTATCAAGAGTTGAATGAAGAAGACTTTTTTGAAATTCAAGGTGAAGATTTAACTACTTATAATCTTGCTGATAAAATTAACATCAATGCCAAAGTTGGTAATTTCGTAAAGGTTAAATTTTCTGAAAAAGAACAGGAAGTTGTTGATTTGATTGATGCTTGTGAAACTTTTGCAGATGTTGCTATCGCGGCAGAAACTCTTTATCAGTTTTGTAAACAGGATAATGAAGGAAATCAAAAAGTAAAAGATCTTGATCAACTTGATAACCTTCCTCCGATCCCTAAAGACGAATCATCTCCCGATTTAGGATCCAGTCAAGGTGATAAAGAAATGACGCATGAGGAGATGCAGGAAGAAGCAGAGCGACGAGAGGAAGAAAATAAGCAGACTGATAGTGTTTCTTCGGAAATGGATTATGATGATTCTCCAGATGTCCGCACTGCAGATTCTCTTGAAAACAAACTTCAAGATTTAGTTGGGTGGGGCACATGTGAAAACACTTATGTTGAAATTCCTAAAATTAATCTTGATACTGTTGTAGTTAATAACTCTGAGATTCATGATTATATTGATGAGTGGTTTAATTTTCAACAGGAAAAGTATTCTACGCAGAATCCCTATGAAAAAGTTGATACTGAGTTTAGAGTATTCAAACAGACGGCTCAAAAGGAAGTAAATTATCTTGTCAAAGAATTTGAATGTCGCAAATCTGCAGACTCCTATGCTCGTGCTACTACTAGTAGGACTGGAGTTCTTGATACTAGTAAACTACACACTTATCGATATAATGAAGACTTGTTCAAGAAAGTAACCACTCTTCCTGATGGTAAAAATCATGGCCTTTTATTTGTTTTAGACTGGTCTGGATCAATGCAATACACCATAAAAGATACTTGTAAACAGTTGTTTAATCTTGTTTGGTTTTGTAAGAAAGTCGGCATTCCTTTTAATGTATATGCATTCACTGGGGAGTGGAAAAGGAATGATTTTGATAAACTTCTGGAACAGCATACTACTGTAGATGTGAAACCGCATTATGAAAAAGTGGAGGGTCTCCTTTCTGTTCACGAAAGATTCTCCATGATGAATATGATTACTAGCGAAATGTCTGGCAAGAATATTGAAAAGCAACTTCTCAACGTTTGGAGACTTGCATATGCTTTTGAAAATTCTTGGTCATGTGGTTATACTTATCCTCCAAGGGTGACACTTTCAGGGACACCTTTAAATGAAGCAATCATTTCTCTTCATCAAATTATTCCACACTTTCAAAAGATGCATAGACTTCAAAAAGTTCATTGTATTGTCTTGACAGATGGTGAAGCAAATACAGTTCCATATCATGTTATAGTTGAACGTGGCCCTAATGCAGAACCTTATATGGGATGTCGTAGGATTAATCCTGAGGCAACTTTCCTTCGTGATCGTAAATTGGGAGTCACTTATAAGTTTGGATACTCTTATTCTGAGTTTACTGATGTTCTTTTGAAAAACTTGAAAGATCATTTCCCTAATACTAGTTTCATTGGTATTCGTGTTCTTGAAGGTAGAGACATTACTCGATTCCTTAATCTCTATTTTGATCCTCTTAAGGACTCTAATTATTTTGAGAAAAAAGAAAAGATTCAGAATGAGTGGAAAAAAACAAAAAGTTTTTCTCTAAAAAATTCTGGATATGATGTTTACTTTGGCATTTCTTCTAGTGTTTTGTCATCAGACTCTGAATTTGAAGTGGAGGAAGATGCAACAAAAGCAAAAATTAAATCTGCTTTTGTAAAATCTTTGAAGACAAAGAAACTAAATAAAAAGGTTCTTGGAGAATTTATTTCTCTGGTTGCATGACGATGAATTGGAAGGAAATAGCACTTCAATGTGAGAGCGATCCTAAAGTAAGAAAAGTTCTTAAGGAAGGGCCAAAGAGTCTTGCTCAAGCATGGATGCTTCAAGCACTCAAATTCAAATATAGACGGTTTGAGAAGTGACTATTGGGAGGATTAGAACCTCCCTTTTTCGTCTATAATAACTAAAGTTCAAACAAAGCAAATGGGTCTGTCTAAAAGCGGTATTATCAGTTCACTCCAAGATCTTTACGGTGTTGAGTTTACTGCTGCTGATGTCCGCGCATGGTGCAACATGAACGACTGTGCATACCAAACCGTTACTAACAAACTCACAGATTACAAAGTTGGTCGTGGTAAATGGAACTTAGAAGTGACTGAAAAAACAGTTAAAGAACTAGAAGTATCTTATAGTGCTCCTGCGGCTATGCCTGCTATTGAACAAAACCTTATTCCTCCGAAAGATGATACCTTCGTCCGCTTTGGTAACTTCCCTGATATTAAAAAAATTATTAAGTCCAATATTTTTTATCCCACGTTCATTACGGGTCTTTCTGGAAACGGTAAAACTCTCAGTGTTGAACAAGCTTGCGCCCAACTTGGACGTGAACTCATCCGCGTAAACATTACTATTGAAACTGATGAAGATGATCTTATTGGCGGCTTCCGCCTTGTTGATGGTAACACCGTCTGGCACAATGGCCCAGTCGTGGAAGCACTCGAAAGAGGAGCTGTCTTGCTCCTTGATGAGATCGACCTTGCCAGTAACAAAATTCTCTGTCTCCAATCTATCCTTGAAGGAAAGGGAGTTTTCCTTAAGAAGATCGGACGGAGAGTTGACCCTGCAAGTGGATTCAATGTCATCGCCACAGCAAATACTAAAGGTAAAGGTAGCGACGACGGACGATTCATTGGAACTAACGTGCTTAATGAAGCCTTCCTTGAGCGATTCCCAGTAACCTTTGAGCAAGAGTATCCTACTGCTGCTATTGAAATCAAGATCCTCAACAAACTTTGTACAGATGAAAACTTCTGTAAGCGACTTGCCGACTGGGCAGATATCATCCGTAAGACCTTTTACGATGGTGGTATTGAAGAAATCATTAGCACCCGCCGCCTGGTTCACATTGTGAAAGCATATGGCATCTTTAATGATAAGGAAAAAGCTATTAGTGTTTGTGTCAATCGTTTCGATGATGAAACCAAACAAGCATTCCTGGAACTGTATGACAAGGTTGATGTTGACTTTGATCTCACTGCTACTGGTGAAAAGATCTATGTTGACCTGGAGGCATAATACTGATATAATATGGTGAACTCTTGGTCCTTTCTATTTGATGAATTGAACATGCCTAATGATGATAAATTAAAATTCGATCTTACTTCTTCAGACTCCGGTACACTAAATCTTGGTTACCAGATCCCTGGAGCTTCTGGGGAAGATCGTATTACCTTTAACCATATTGATGAACTTAAACTTGACCTAACTGTGCCTAAAAATAGCAATTACAAATATAGTGAGGATGAAATCCTCCAAGAATTGAAAGAGTATATCTCCGGTACGTATAAGCAACATTATTCTGCTGGTGATGATCAAATTCAGACACTTGATCTGATTGAAGCTTGTGGTGATGGTGAGGCATTCTGCCGCAGCAACATTCTCAAGTATGCGTCACGATATGATAAGAAGGGTACTGCCCGTCGTGACATTATGAAGATTCTACACTATGCTGTACTTCTAATGCATTTCAACGATAAGAATGCAAAACGTGAAACTTACAATCAATGAAATTGAACGAAACAACCATGAAACTGTCTGTCCAGACTTTGGCTCTACTGAAAAATTTCAGTGGTATTAATCAGTCTATTCTCTTTAAGAAAGGTAGGTCTCTTCGTACCATTAGTGTCATGAAGAATATTCTTGCTGAAGTAACCATTAATGAAGAGATCCCTCAAGATTTTGGTATCTACGATTTGAATCAATTCCTAAATGGTTTGTCTCTTCACCAGAGTCCTGATTTAGATTTTACAAATGATGGTTACGTTATAATCAAAGAAGGTCGTTCGCGATCAAAGTACTTCTTTGCTGATCCAAATGTAATTGTCACTCCTCCCGATAAAGATATCTCTCTTCCTAGTGAAGATGTCTGTTTTGAACTTAACACGCAGCAGTTAGACAAACTATTAAAAGCCGCTGCTGTCTATCAACTCCCAGATTTTTCTGCTGTCGGTGAGAATGGTGTTGTTAAATTAGTGGTTCGTGATAAGAAGAACGATACCTCTAATGAATTTTGTGAGATTGTTGGTGAGACCAATTCTGAATTCAGTTTCAACTTTAAAGTTGAGAACATTAAAATTATCCCTGGAACTTATGAAGTAGTTGTTTCTCAAAAACTTCTTTCTAGATTTACTAGTCGTGATTATGATTTGAAGTACTTTATTGCATTGGAACCAGACTCTACTTATTCTTCTTGATGAAACATATTCTTTTCACTTTGAAAGGATGTCCATTTGATTTGTTAGATGATAAAGAGTATATTCGTATGCTCTTATATAAAACAGTCAAAGAATGTAAAGCAAATCTTTTAGATCTAACTGTTCATAAATTTGATCCTCAAGGTGTAACTGGATTTGCTATGATATCTGAGAGTCATATTAGTATTCACACCTGGCCTGAAAATGGCATGGCAGTGTG